CCACACAAAGGCGTTTCTCGTGCGTTTTAATACAGATTAGGTATAAACACCCTACTCTGATAATTTAAACGCTTAGAGGGCATTTAAATCAATATGTCTAAAACGGAGGTAATATACTTAGAAAACAAATTTGAGATAAAACATTACATTAATTGTCCTGTCTGCAAAACAGAACTAAAACAGGATAATTGTTATAAGTGTAAAATTAAATATATATTTTATGTCAGAAAAAAAGACAGAGGAAACAAAGGTTAACCCAGAAGAACAAAAAAAACGCAAAGAGGAAATATCAAAACGTATAACAGAACTAAAAGAAGAGCTAAGTTTTGAATTTGCAATAGGTATGGTAGTGACCACAGGTAAGAACATTCCATTATTAGATATTGAACTAAAATGACTATAAAAAAGAAATGCCAATATTGTTCTAAACTACATAGCTTAGAAATAGGCATAGGAATAAAACTACCCGAACTAGAATCATTATTTGAAGAAGAATTTAAAAATTGTCCAAAAAGAGATAAGAAGAGTTTGTTTAAAAAATTATGGCAGAAGACTTGAAAAACAATCAAGAAATCCAAGAGAAAGGTAAATGGGGTGGAGCAAGACAAAACTCTGGAAGACCAAAGGGTTCAGGACATAAGCCCAAACTTAGTGATGATTTAACAGAAGAAGAAAAAATGACTCTAATTGCTAAGGCTTATGACAAAGCAGTAAAAGGAGATAGTAAGTTGCTACAGTTCTTTATAGAACAGATATACGGTAAAGCTCAACAAAACGTAGGACTAACAGACGGAGAGGGGAATCCATTTAAACTCGTAATTCAACGACATGGAGACGAAGACAATAAAATTACATAAATTTCAAGACGATGCTATCTTTGCTGAAGAAAGATTTATAGCATTAGTAGCTGGATTACAGAGTGGAAAAACAATAGCAGGTTGTATATGGGCTAGAAAAGAATTTGATGAACATCCTAAAGAAGATGGATTAATCTGTGCACCGACTTATAAGATTCTTACACAGTCTACATTACCTAAGTTTTTTGAGATAAACCCAGACTTTAAAAAATACTACAAAAAAGGAGATAGTGAAATATCAATTCCAGATAGAGGAACTATATATATACGTTCAACAGAGAATCCAAATGTTATTGAAGGAATGACACTAAGATGGATATGGGCTGATGAAGCAGGACAGATGAAGCTGGATGCTTGGGTAAACTTTCAAGGTAGACTATCAATTTTAAAAGGAAAGTTATTTATAACTACAACTCCATATACTCTTAATTGGCTTTATACGGACTTCTACGAGCAGTTTAAAAAGAAAGTAGATGATTATAAGGTAGTACAATTTAGAAGCTGTGATAACCCTTACTTCCCAGACGAAGAATACGACAGAGTTAAGTCAACAATGGATATAAGAACTTTCAGAAGAAGATACGATGGAATGTTTGAGAATATGGAAGGATTGGTATACGAAGACTTTCAACCAGCAATACATACACTTAATCCCACAACAATAAATTTTAAAGAAGTCATAGCAGGAATAGATTGGGGATTTACTAACCCAGCATCTATTGTGTGTATAGGAGTTACAACAGACAACGATTACTACATTATAGATGAGTTTTACAAAACAAATAAAACAACACAAGAGATTATAGAAGCATGTAAATACTTCGCTAATCAATACAAGATTAGACTCTGGTATCCAGACCCAGCTGAACCAGACAGATTAGAGGAAATGAAACGAGCTGGATTATACCCAAGAGAAGTAAAGAAAGGCAAAGATAGTATTAGGGTAGGAATAGACCGAGTATCAGAACTATTCAAACAGGGTAGACTACATGTATTTAATACTTGTAAACATACACTGGATGAACTATCTATGTATCACTATCCAGACCCAGACGAGAACAAAACAGAAGAGCCTATTAAAGAGCATGACCACATAATGGATGCTATGAGATATGCCTTACAAAGTTATACTTTAAAATCACAGATACCAAATCAATTTACAGCAAATAAGAAACAATTTGTATGAACACAATAGGACAACACGCACTAGAAATGGTGCAAACCTCACAAGATACATCGGTAAAGATAGCTGACACCCCAAATGATAAAAAAGGTGGGGGTTATTATTTTAACCAATATAAAACAATACAGAGGATAAACTACTACATCAATAACAGATATATTGATAGGGATGACGAAGCTATTTTTTGGAATTTAGCTAATCCTCGTATTACACATTTCGCAAAAAACATAGATTTAGACACTAAAGATTTACAACCATACGGAATAGGAGACACAACGTATGTACAGATATTTGTACTTAAACAAAAGTTTTACAGATGGCTAGAAGATAATAAGTTTGCTATCGGATTAAATGATATGAGTGAAGGTATAGCTACCTATGGCTCATCAGTATTTAAACTATTCAAAGGTGAACTTAAAGAAGTAAAACTAAGCAACATATACTTTGACCCAACAGCAGAAAGCATTAGAGATATTGATGTAGTAGAGATGCACTACATGACAGAATCACAACTACAATCTAAAAAAGGTATATGGGACAACGTAGAAGAAGTATTAAAGAATCCACCAGAAGCAGACCCAACCAATAAGAAAAGAACACCAGTATACGAAGTATGGGAATTCTGGGGAGATTATGAAGAAGATGACAAGATGGTATACAAACACGTTATTGGTATTGGTGAAGGAGATGGAGAGGTAAGATTTGTAGACGATAAAGAACAAAGAAAGAATAGTCCTTACTATGACTTCCATATAGGTAAATATAGAGGCAGATGGATGAGAGTAGGATTAGTTGAAAGACTATTTAAACTACAAGAACGTGCCAATCAGTTAGTTAATCAAAACGCAGCAGCTAGTGAGATAGCATCACTACTATTACTAAGAACAGAAAACGGAGAACAGCTTGGTAATGTATTACACCAAATAGAGAACGGACAGATTATCCAAAGCAGCGACCTACAGCAGATAGGCTTAACAAATGCAGGACTTAACCAATTCATTACAGAGCTAAGAGAGATTGAAAGTAAATCCAATGAGTTGTGTCTAACACCACAGATAGTACAAGGAGAATCAAGCCCAAGTGGTACACCTTTCAGAAGTGTCGCCGTAGTAAGTAATGCAGCTAAAAGTTCATTTAAATATATTAAGGAACGTATCGGTGAAACACTAGGATACGTTTTAAAAGAAAAGATATTCCCAAGCCTAGTAAAAGACTGGAACGTGGGAGATACACTAGAACTTGCAGACAATGAGGAAGATGTAAGATTCTATGATGAAGAAGCTAGAAAAGCAATGAAATGGGATGCATTTTTAGACAATGTTCTAAACGAAAGAACAGTTACAGCAGATGACCTTGAACAGGTAGCAAAACAATTTGACGAAGGTATTGCAAAAAAGAAGCGTAAGTTGAAATACCCAGATAACTATTTCAACTTTAAGTTTGGAATAAGAACAAACATTACTGGAGAGAGCGTAGACAAAGCTCAGCAGAACGATGCTTACTTTAACGCTTTGCAGATGGTACAAGCTAACCCAGCAATAGTAAATACACCACTATTCAGACAATATGTAGAGAATAACGGCATTGATTGGTGGAAACTATCAGCAGCACAACAACAAGAAATAAAGCAGGGGGCAGTATCTAATACACCTATTGGTGGTAAGGAAGATAAACTATCCGCCACCGTAGATAGTGAATAATTATGTCACAAGCAATTAAAAGTACAATGCAAACAAAAGGATGGCAAGATATAGAGAAGATGTTAACTGATGAGATAGTAGCTAACAAAACAGACATTGTAACTGACAAAACAGATTACCAAACAATAGCTATTCAGACTATTGCTAGAAAAGAAGCAGGTAACATAGTTGCTAAGGTATTAACTAGGCTGAATCAGATAAAGAATAGCAAACCAATAGATAAACAAAGTTATAAATAGAGTTCCTAGACCTCTTAAAACTAAGGATGCTGAACTTGTCAGCTTTAAACAAGTACAACCTTATCTTCTATGGAAGATGAAAAATATCAGGAAACTGATACTGAGGAGACAACCTCTCAAGACACCGCTGATGACGTAACATCCGACGACTCCACCGGCGAGGATGAAGTCGCTACTCTAAAAGCTAAACTAGAAGAGCTTGAAGAGAAGAACAAACAACTTTATGCAAGAACTAAGAAAGTTCCTAAAAAGGTTGAGCCAAAGATTAACTCACAACTTACTCGAGAAGAAGCTATACTCTTCGCAAAAGGATATACAGAGGCGGAAGTCGACCTAGCTAATAAAGTGGCTAAGATGGATAACAAGACTGTATTGGAAGCTGCTGAAGATGATTATGTTAAAGACAAAGTCCAAGCAAGGCTAGATAAAGAGAAATCTGAAAAGGCTGCACTTGGAGCTTCCAATGGAAGCAAGCCGTTTGTACCTCAAGATATTGGTAAAATGTCTAAGGAAGAACACGCTAAATTATTCCATGAAACAATGAGTAAGGTCTAATATAGAAATATATGGCAACAGGAGCATTTCCTACAGCTACAGAGACTAATACCACCCTTGCGAGTGTTATTCCAGGTCTATTTGCTGAAAAAATGAACAACTTCTATAGAGACGAATTGAAAACTGCAGCTTTCTTTACTGATTTATCAGCAGACTTAGCAAGTGGTACAAAAACTCTATTGATTCCAAATATTACAGAAATGACTGCTCACGCTAAGAGCAACGCAACTGTAGTAACATTGAACAACCCTACCGATTCACAAATCACTTTGACTGTGGACACTTGGTATGAATGTTCTTTCGCAATCGAAGATAAAGAAGTAGAACAAGTAAAGAAAAGTTACAACTACATGGAAAAGTTAGCTATGAACGCTGCTTACACAGTAGCTGCAGCTTACGAAGATGCTATCATCGCTTTATTTGATAACTTCTCACAAACAGTTGGTACTTCAGCCGCTGACCTAGCTGATAGTAATATCAGAGCAGCTATCCAATATTTGGATGAAGCTAAAGCACCTCAAGCAGACAGAGCTTTCTTCTTAACTCCTAAACAAGTTTGGAACGACTTAATGGCTATTGATAGATTTACTCTATTAACAAATACAGTTGGTGCTGACCCTGTTCTTAAAGGACATATCGGCAACCTATATGGTATCCCTGTAGTAATGAGTGAACGTATCGGTGCTACTCTTGGTTCTGCACAATCATGTCTAGCTCATAAAGATGCTATCGTACATGGTTCTACAATCATGAGAGTACAATCTAATTACATCCCACAATACCTATCAACAGTAACAACTGCTGATGTTGTTTATGGTGTAATAGAAAACAGAGACACCTCTGGCGTTTGGATTAAAACTGCAGATGCTTAGAGTAAAATAACAAGTTAAAATTTAATTTGCTTTCGTTGGTTAGGCTCACAGCTGAAACCAACGTCTGTGAGAAAGGAAATTATATGAGTAGAGAAAAAATAAGAATGGCGGTTCAGGAGGTGAACGATAAAAGTTTACCACAAGAAAAAGTAGTACTAGAATACAACTTCGAAGTCCCAAGCGGATTTAAAAAGGATTCGTTCTATGGCATAAAAGCTAGATATAATTCAATGATTGCAAAAGGGGAGTGCAAGATAACTTATACATACTAATATGCCAGTAAAAATAGCAACGGGGAAAGATTTAAAAAGAGTTAAAGTATTCTTAGGTAATGACGGACAAAAATATGAAGGAACAATCGAAAACTTCAGAACAAACCCAAAAGTCGTGGGACATGACGTGGGAAGAGCTACAAGCACAGATAGACTTTCAGAAGGAAGTGGAGAGATTGAAGAGGGTAAAAAAGAATAAACGATATGTGTGAACCAAAAGTATATATGCTAGGCTCTGGATATCACGGATGCAACTATGTTCGTATCAGAATACCAGCCTATGCTAATGGATTTAGAACAGACAAGTCATCTGTTTATGCGGATGCTGATGATAAGCAAAAGATACTTGATGAGATGCGAGGTTCAGATGTAATAGTATTCCACAGAGCAGAGGAGCAGAAATACCACGATTTAGCTAGGATGCTAAAAAGAGATGGAAAGAAAATAGTAATGGATAATGACGACACATTTAAATTAGAAGGTTACCATCCTTTAGGAAATTTCACAGCAGACGGAAAAAAGGTAGACAATCTAAAGCGTAGGTCAGATAATATAAATGAGTTCATTGAAATGTGTGACTTAGTTACAACAACAACTAAGACACTTAAAGAGGAGTATTCCAAACTAAACGAAAATGTAGTAATACTTCCTAATTGTATTGACCCAGAAGACTGGGAAGAACCTTTAAGAAACGAAACAGACAAAGTAAGAATAGGTATAGTAGGAAGTGCAGCACTAGAATACGATTATCTACACATAAAACATATCATAAAGGATATGTCTGAAAGAGAAGATGTTGAACTAGTAATGTTTGGACTAGGGGATATGAAGCATAGAAAAGACAACCCGCTAGTGACTAAAGTGTTTAAAGACGAGTACACTTTCTGGGACAGCATAGAGTTCGAGCATTTTCCGTGGGTAAAAGTACAGGATTATCCAGAAACATTAAATGAGATGAAGCTAGATATGATGCTTATACCTAGACAAGACAATTACTTTAATAGGTGTAAATCAAATGTTAAGTTTTTAGAAGCAGCTATGTGTGAGATACCAGTAATAGCTCAGAGCTTTGATGATGCACCATACGAAGAAATTACTAATGGTGAGAATGGCTTTCTCATCAAAGACAATAAAAACTGGTCAGAGGTAATAGAGGGATTGATAAAAGATAAGGAATTAAGACGTAAGGTAGGCAAGAACGCTAAAGCCTATGCACTTAAACATTACGACATTAATAATAAAGCCCATCTATGGGTAGATGCTTATCAAAAACTATATGCAAATTGAAATAAAAAACAACAAATTAGTGGGGATACTAAAAAAGAGAGAAGAAATTCATGGCAAACTAGGAGAGATAATGAAAGAGTTAATGGCTTTAGACAAAGAAAAAACCAAGCTAGGCTATAAGATGGACAAACTAAAAGACAAGACTAAGATAATAATGGATAAAGAAAGGGTAGAAGTAGGAGAATATGAAATAATTAGCAGAGTGTATATGGAAGATGGCAAAGCATACTGTGAGGTGGTTGATTTAGTAGAAGAATACAAGAAAGCATTAAAAGAACAACGAAATGGAGAAACAAAATAACGAGTTACAATTCTGGAGACAGCTATATACTAGTCACAGTAACTATCCTGCTTTTAGAAGAACCGATGGAGATGAGAAAATGAAATACTTTATAGACATAAAGAATAGAGACGGGTTGGGGCTAGATGTTGGTTCTGGACTCATATCAGTATTTGAGGGATTGAATAATAAGATTATAGCCGTTGACCCCTTAATGGATGAATACGGTGTGATATATAGTGTAGATAGTGACATAGAGTATAAGAAGATGGACGGAGAGGAGCTAGACTTCCCAGAAGGTCACTTCGACTATGCTTTCTGTGTAAACGTAATAGACCACACACCGAACCCACAGAAAATGGCAGATGAAATAAAAAGGGTAGTTAAGAAAGGTGGAAAGATATACTTTGAGGTAAACTTTGACGATAGCCTAACTGATTGTCACTACGCACTATGGAATAAAGAAAAGGTGGACGAAGTATTTGGGGATTTAAAGCTAGAGTTTGAAAAGCTAGAAAGAAACCAAAGGGACAGTCAATCATTATATCACGCAATATATGAAAATATCAGTGCTAATGCCAACATTTAATAGACCAAAGTTTGTAGGAGAAGCTGTGAATGCAATTTTAAAACAAGAAGGAGATTTTGAAATAATAGTTAAAGATGGTGGAGATAGTATAAAACACTTATTACCAGAAGACGATAGAATAATATACATACACAATAAGGATAGAGGAATAACAGATGCAATGAATCAAGCAATGAAAGTAGCCACTGGAGATATATTTGTCTGGGCTAATGACGATGACAGAATAACAGAAGGAACTTTTAAATTCGTCAGAGATAATATAGAAGATTACAAATGGCTAGTAGGTAAAATAAAATTAACTAGTGGACAACAAATGGGAGGAATGTTTGACTATGATGAACTACTTAAAGGAAACATAATCTCACAACCAGCAGTTTATTGGACTAAACAAGCATACAATAAACTAGGTGAGATGGATGAAGAAAATGATTTAGTAAGTGATTATGAGTACTGGCTAAGACTAGGAAGTAGGTACAAGCCAAAGGTTGTTGATAGGATATTAGCAGAATACACCATACATGATGACCAAATAACACATAAGATACCACAACAACAAGCAACACAAGCTAATAATGTAAGAAGAAAATATGGACGTAATGGATTTATAGGTGTATAATACTAGTATAATAATTAAAATTATACTATGAGAATACAAAATATTAAACGTAATTCAAAAGGACAGTTTATAACGTCTTGGGCTAAACATAGAATAAAAGTAAAATGTACTTTATGCAGTAAAGAATTTGAAGTTGTGGAGTCAAAACTTAGAAATGGTAGAGGTAAATATTGCAGTAGAGAATGTTATTATAAAGTTGGTAAAAGTGATAAAACAAAGAGGTTGTTAAGCAAGGTGATGAAAGGGAAAAGAAACTCAAAGTCTACAGAGTTTAAAAAAGGCATTGTACCTTGGGTAAAGGGTAGAGAACACCCAAACAAATCAAAAGGAATACCAAGATTTGAATTAAGAGGAAAGAATAGTCCCTGTTGGAAAGGTGGTCAAAAAAGATACAAACATACTACGAGTAGGGTTGAATATAAAAAATGGAGAGAGCGTGTTTTTGAAAGAGATAATTATACCTGCAAAGATTGCGGTAGAAGAGGTTGTTACTTAGAAGCCCATCATATAAAAGGCTGGGCTAAGCATCCAAAGTCTAGGTATGATATAAATAATGGTCTTACTCTTTGTCTAGAGTGTCATAAAAAAACTGATAATTATAAAGGTAAAGGGGTATGAAGACAAATAAAAATTGCTTAATGGGTAGAAATGGTTTTCTTGGGAAAGCATTAGCTGAAAGGCTAGTAGAGTACGAAACAACTCCCAATAAAAACAGCGATATAATCTATTCCTTCGGCTCACCATCATCAGTAATACTATTTAACAAGAATCTAGACTACTGTATGCGTGAAACGATTGAATCCTTTCTATCATTATGCTCATTATGTAAAGAAAACAACATATATCTAGTATATCCATCATCAGCGACAGTAAACAACAAAAATAACAGTTATGCACGTTGTAAGGCAGTTTTAGAAGAGATTGCACAAGGATATGGTATAAAGTCATTAGGACTGCGTATATCAGCCTCATACGGCGTTCAGGAGGCTCACAAGGGAGATTACGCATCAATTATATATCAATGGTGTAAACAAATGAAGGTGGGAGAGAGTCCAGTCATTTGGGGTGACGGTAAACAAACTAGAGACTTTATATACATTGATGATGTAATAGATAATGTAATAGAATTTGTTAAAGAAGAAAGAACTGGAGTAGTAGAGGTGGGTACAGGAGTGAATACAAGTTTTAACGAGGTGGTCGCTACTATAAATAAAGTTTTGGAAAAAGATATAAAACCAACATACATAAAAAAACCCGATAGCTATATTGATAAGACACCAGTACAATCAGTAAAATGTACAGTAAGTTTAGAAGAAGGAATACAAAAAATAATAAATAGTCTATGAAAATACTATTAGCAGCAATGGAGCTTACATCATTAACAGGACAGCCGATGTATACATACCACCTAGCTAGAGGTTTAAGAGAGTTAGGACACGAGGTAGTATGTGCAGGACTCCACGCAGACGGAGATGTACCTAAAATGTTTGAAAAACTAGGATGCAAAGTAGTAACAGCACAAGACAAAGAGTGTAAAGGTAAATTTGACTTAACACTAATTGCAGAGGAGATACCACAATATTTAAAAGGATTAGAGTGTGACAAGATTTATAATATATCCCATTCAAAAAGCGACTGCGATAGACCAATAATTAATCCTAGAATAACAGGATATTTCGCACCAAGAAAACAGATATCTGATTACTGGGAAAAACAATTTGATATAAAATACGAGATACTACCGATACCACTTGATTTTGAAAAATGGAACTTAACAAAAATACCCCAAGAGAAATATACAATACTAGCACCGTGTGGAATGTGTGAGATACGAAAGGCTATGATAAAAGATTTAATAAAAAGAGCTAGAGAGAACCAAGAAAAAGTACAAGTATGGTTAGTAGGCGATAATTATGGAGGCTTACAAGAAGATGTAGACCTACCGCCAAACTTTAAGGTAAGTGAAAGGTCATTTGAAATAGAACAATGGATGAGGAGAGCAGACGAAGTAGCTGGTATACACATAGGTACAGTTACACTAGAAGCGTGGGCTATGGGCTTAGAAACATCAGTATATGATGAGTATGGAAATTGGGACTATGTAGATAAGCCAGACGACTTTGAAAAGCACAATTATAAACAAGTAACGAAAAGATTTATAGACTTAACATAACAATATGCAGTTTAATGATACAACTAACAATTTAGGAATTATACAGGCTTGTGAAAGGTATACCAATCTTGGTGATACAACTATTTCTGGTAGTTCTGATAAACTAAAAGAGTTTACAGCCTATGCTAATACATCGTTAAGACGTATTTGGCATAATATATTCATGTCTAGTGGGAACTGGATATATGATGACGGCAATCAAACAGATTTACCACAAGCAACCACAAACATAGTAGCAGCTCAAGCTCTGTATGCCTTACCTAGTGAAGCAGTAACAGTACAAAGAATGGAATACAAAGACTCTAGTGGTAATTGGAGTGAAATATATCCTATGACACTCGAAGAAATACCAACAGCAGTAGATGAATACATGAAAACAGACTCTACACCATACAGATATAGATTAGTAGATGATACGATTGAATTATTCCCAGCACCTGCCGATAGTGTTACAGGTGGATTAAAGATTTACTTTGAAAGAGGTTCAGTATCTTTTGTAAGTACAGATACAACAGAAGCCCCAGGGTTTGTTAGTGAGTACCACGACTTAGTACCTATCGGAGCTAGTCTTGAATGGTTAAAGATACATTTACCAGGAGATGCAACGACAGCACAACTAAAAGAAGACTGGATGATTGGTATGGACAACATAAAGAAATTCTATAACCGAAGATTTAAAGATAAAAAAATAGTTCTTACTAGAGCTTATTCAAATTATAAATAATATGCCAGCAGCAACTTGGACAGAAGATACAAAGCCAGCAGTAGCTCCGTATCTGTGGACACTAGATACCCTTATTTGGGATTCTGGTGCTGTGGGTTATGTCGAATTAATTTGGCAGTTCGCTGCTGATGAGATTTGGACAGCTGATTCTAAATAATAAAAAATATATGGCTAGTATAACAGCACTTACAACATCAACCACTGCGGCTAACTCAATGCCTATTATCAATACAAATTTTACCAATTTGAATACTGATAAAGCAGAGATAGGTGGTCAAACATTTACTGGAGCGGTTGATTTTAGTGGAACAACAAATTCTGGTTTAAAAGTAAACTCTCTAACAACTGTAGAGAGAGATGCTCTTACCCCTGCAAATGGAATGATAATTTATAATACAACAGATACTGAATTTGAATTTTATGAAGCTGGAAGCTGGGTAGATTTAGCAGGTGTGTCAGATGCTTCAACTACAGTTAAAGGTGTAGTAGAAGAAGCAACAGACGCTGAATTAGCAGCAGGAACAGCAGCAGGTGGTACGTCAGCAAGACTATTCGCAGGTGGAGCAAGTTTTAATGAAACAGCGGCTGCTGGAAAAGTACCTGTAGCAGAAAGCACAGGACAGATTGGTGAAGACTGGGTCGGACTAACAACCGCTGGTGACTTAATGTATACAGATGGAACTGATTTAACTAGGCTTGGTATTGGTACGGCTAATCAAATATTGCAAACAAACTCAGGTGCGACAGCTCCAGAATGGTCTACTAAACCCTTTCAAACATTTGGTGGAGATGGAAGTGATGGAGCGTTAGATACTACAGGTGGCACAGTAGATATTGATGCAGGTGGTGCGAGGTTTTTAGTAAGAAATTACACAACAATAACTGTTGCGTCAAACGCACTAACATTCAGCAATACTCACGCTAATGGAACAATCTTTATAATAAAGGCTACTGGTAATGTAACAATATCAGATACAGTTAATTTAGACGGAACAGGGGCAGCAGGCGGAGCAGGCGGAGCAGGAACAGGGGCTGCTGGAGCGGATGGAATAGCAGCCGATAATTGGCAGGTTGTGACACAAGATGGTACTGAGATTGAAGGTCAAAATGGTATTAACAATGGTGCAGGTGGTGTGGGGGGAGTAAAGCAATTTTCACCTCCAGGACATTATATTTCAATGGCACTTAAGCCAGGCTCAGGTGGCGGCGGTGCAGGCTCTGGAGATGATGCAATCGCAGCAGGCGGAGCAGGCGGAGCAGGCGGTGGGGCTGTATTGATTGAGTGTGGCGGAGCATTAAACTTTACAGGTACAATAACCGCAGATGGAGTTGTCGGTAGTGTTGGTACTGCTGGTGCAAGCAATGGCGGTGGTGGCGGTGGCGGTGGTGCTGGTGGTTCAGTTATGGTAATTTACAACACCTTAACCGATAAAAGTGGAACAATAACTATTACTGGTGGAACTGGTGGTGCTGGTGCTGCTGGAAGCGGTGGAAATCAGGGTGGCTCAGGCGGCGGTGGAGCTGGTTCAAGTGTAAGTGCTGGTGGTGCTGGTGGTGCTGCAGGGGCTGGTGCTGCATCTGGTGGTTCAACTGCTACTATAGGCGGAGTAGGTGGAGCTCCTGGTGGAGGAAGTGCTGCAGGCGGCGGTGGCGGCGGTGGAGCATCGGGTTGGTCTACTGTAGTCCCTTATATTAATCCAGAAACAACTTAAAAATTCTTAACCCTCATCTGTTTAGGTGGGGGATATAGAATATTTAATATAAATTATGGCTAAAGATTTAATTTTCAATCCAAGTAAAGGAATAAGCAATTCACCACTAAGTGAAAATGCTTTTAGTCAATGTATAGACAACGATACTGAGAACGGAATAGCAAAGGTAAATTACGGGACTGATAAACAAACAGTAGATTTAAGTACAGCCTATACATTTACATCTGATGCTGCTACAGATATTATAACTGTTTCGACAGCAACTGAATGGACAACAGGCACAGCTGTAGAGTTTTCTGCAACCGTTTCATTGCCTAATCCGTTAGCAGCAAGTACGGTTTATTATTTGAGAAAAATAACGACTACTACTTTTTATGTACACACCACTTTTGATGATGCTATAAACGCTACAAGTACAGTAAACATCACTACAACTGGAAGTGGTACTTTTACAGTAACCCCAATAGAGGTAGAGAACATACGCAAATTTATCGGAAGCTATGCACTAGACGCACAAGGTAATTTCTGGAAGATAGTTGGAGATGGTGTTTGGGAGCTTTTAAGTAAAGGTTCAGGAAGTGGTAATACATTAGAACAGTATAAGAGCTATATCTATCTTTGTAGGGGTGGAAATATAGATAGATGGCTTATATCAACAGAAACACTAACAACTCCCTGGCAGACAGATGGATGTACTGATGCAATAGTAGGACAAGATGATGTTTTATACTTCGCAGCTGGTAACGAACTAAGAAGTTGGGACAACTCAACCTACAATAGTAGTGCATTAGACTTACCAGAAGGTGAAACAATCACGGCAATAGCAGAACTAGGAAGATACCTAGCAATGGGTACAAGTGAGAATAAGATATTCTTATGGGATAGGGTAAGTACAACTTTTGAATTACCAATATCAACACAGGGTGATGTAGAGATGTTAATCCCTGCAAATAATTTACTATACTTTGTAATACCAAGTGGTGATTTATATGTAACAAATGGTAGTTCAGCAGAATTAGTTAAAGAGTTCCCTAGACATATATTAGATAATAAAGATTATCCATCTTTTCAATTTCAAAAATATAATTGGAGAGTACAGAACAGAGATATATACATAGGGTATGGTTCAACATCAACAACAAGCCCAATGGGTATATATCAATATAGCTTAGAAGATGGAGATTTTAAGCTAGCACACATATTATCAACAGGTGCTAGTGGTGGTTCAGCAGCTAATAAGGTAAGAATAGATGCTATACAGGACAGTAAATATGGAGCTTTCTTTATTGGTGCAACACAGGCTGGAACTACATTTTTAGTAGATAGAGTATCA